GTCTAGTGCTTTAATTGTATCTACTTTAGCCATTGGTCCTCCTTATTTTTTTCTCATTCCCTTCAATGTTATAGCAAGACGAGCTCTTTGTCCAAGCTTTCCTCCCTTTTTGGCAGCTGCTTTTAGCTTACCTGCAGGAATATCCTTGCCTTTTTTAACACCCAAAGATCTTCTTAATGATCCTGGTTTTTTGATAGCTTTTTGTATCCATCTTTTATTACTCATTTGTTTTCTCCTTTGTATTTTTCAATCTCAACACTTGGAATCATCTTATCCACATTTGGAATAGATTTACTCAAAATTGTTTTTTCGATTGATGTATCAGCTCTTAACTTAGCTAATTTTGCATTTTGATCCAACTTATCATCTTGAACTTGTTGATTCATCATTGTCTTCATACGATCAAGATTAATTCTCTCATCATCATATTGTTTTTTTCTAAAGTTATCCATTGCTCTTAGATCTAATTCTCTTGATCTTAGTTTAGCAATTGGATCATGATCAAATTGTGATGTAACTTTTTTCTCTTCATTCATAAATTCTTCCATCATTTCGGCTATTAAAACAGCTTTTCTTGCTTCAATTCTATTTGTTAAATCTTGAGCTTGCATTTGCAACTGTGGATTCATTTGTGCCATTTGTTGCAATTGAGCTAACTGAGGTAATTCTTGTGCAAATTCTAATTCAATTTGTTCTTGAGCCATTAATGAAATATGTTCCATACAATTTTTTTCCATAGCTGCCATAACCATTGGATTATTTCTAGCAATATTAGTTGCCATAAAATTTAAGTGAGCAGTTATGTGTGCTCTATGATCTTGACCTGGAAACGCTTGGAAAGGTTTACCTGACATTGCTAAAATATTCTCAACTGCTGGATCCATTGGAGTTGGCGGTTGAGGTTTAATTAAAATTTCATCTACATTTTTAACTCCTAACGCTTCATACATATGTCTATACGCTTGATACATATTATGCATCTGCGGATTAGAAGTTGCCAGCTGCAACTCGGTTTGCGCGAGAGAAATACGCTGAGTTTGAGAAAAGATGTTGGGATCAGCAACTGGCAGTATATCTACCCGATCATCAAAGTCTTGTTGTTTAATCATTCTTTGACCCCCAACTACGTCGTACGGATATTCCGGCGGTAAATATAACTTGAATACTCTTGCCAATAATTTGAATTCTTGTTTAAGAGCTGAGTAAATTCTTTTATGTATTGCAGACATCGTTCTGCTTCCTCTTTCAAGAAGAGCAACAGTTGTTCCAACAGCTGCTTGTTGATTACCATCACCAACTTGAAGATCTGCAATTGAAGCAAATCTTTGACCAGCTGTAACTACAATACCCATTAACTGTAATAAAGTTTGAGAAGGTTCTTTAAATGGTAACATCATAAATGAATCTTTAAGATTACCACCCGGAGCATCTACATCTCTAAACTCACCAGGTTGAATGGATTGTGCGTCATCTCTAATTCTGATGCCACGCATTTTAAATCCGGCGGGTAAGTTGGAGAGCGTACCCGCATCCAATAATTGACGAAGAGCTGCAGTTGCAGTTCTAGATAAACCACCAATCATATGGATGAGACCGAAACCATAAAAACCAAGTCCAGGCAGAAATTTAAAGTGGACAAAATATTGGATTTTTTCTTTTTTCGGATCTCCAATTTCATAATTTCTTCTAATTGCTAAAACTTTTCTTGACGATTCTTCAATCGTTACAACGTAAGGAATTTTAATTCCAGAAGGTTCACCTGTTTCTGGATCAGGATCTTCAAATCCTTGAAGGTCTAAATTAATATGACATTCTAAAATAGTAAAAACGTCATCGTCTTTAGTTTTAGTTTGACCTTCTAATTCTCTCTCTTTTTTCTTAACATCATTTTCCATTTGGGCTGGTGTTCCTAATTCTATATCCAAATAAAAACCAGCTACTTGTTGTTTTCTTAATTCGTTTTTAGAAATTTTTACCCGATGGATGATTGCTTCCGCATCTTCTAATGAGGTAGCAGTATACGGTACAATCAAATCATCTGCGGGTACAAACTTTGATGTGGCTCTTCCGTCTAGTTCGTCATAATAAACTTTTTTAAAAGCTGACCCTGCTAAAGGTAGATAAAATAACATTTGATCAAAGTCTGGCTCATAGTCTTTCATTTTCTCCATGAGCTCGTAATTCATGTAATCTTTTACTCTTTGCGCTTGTTGCGCTTTTTGCGGACTCGGCGCGCCGAGTACTTGAGTTCTAACGGGCCCATCGGCAGGTAGTAACTCTTTATAAGCGAGCGCTTGAAATTGCGTAACCGCTTCTGCAAGAACTGGGTGAGTTGCCCCAGACGCTCCTTGAAATGGTTCAGTTCGCATATCATATTTAAATCCTAATAAATCTAAACCAGTAGTATACGTTCTTTCCCATTCTTTTCTACCCATTTGGTAGTCCATATATTTTTGAGAAAGATCTGACCCTAATGATCCTAAAACATCATCAGGTAAAAATTCTGCTAAGTTTGCATAATGCTCATCTCCACCTTCTGGGGATGCTGCATTGGGATCAAAATTAATATCAACTGATCCATCTTCTTGTTCGGTAACTTCTACTCCATCAGGAGTTTGTTCAACTTCTTCTTGAGCTTCAACTAATGTATCTTCTATTTCTTCCGGTCCAGGAATTTTAACGCTTTGTCGTGGGGCTTCTGTGAGAGCCTTGTCGATTTTGTCTGCCATTTATTTTCTCCAATTTTACTGTCTTAACAGTATTATAATTAATATTCAACCCCTGAGGCGTGGGTCCGGCTTCAGGCGGCAGGAGCCAGGTCTTAGGATATACCTGCGATTTGTTTCGCGTATTTGCCATATACTGGTCCTCCTTGTGCTTTTCTTATTTTATATGATGTAGTGGGATAATAAAATTCTTCTTGCATAGATTTAATTTGACTTTCAGGGAGACCAATTTTTCTAAAATAATCTCCCAATATTTCCGCATTTTGAGCTAGTACATTTGCTTCATAAATTTCTTTTTCTTTTGTAGATAGATCCTTAAATAATTTAGCTTTAGGATTAATCTTATCTACATAGCCGATTATATATCTTTCATCTACATTGCTCATATCTACAAAAATATCTTCTGAGTTAAATTTTTCCCCAACCTTCGGAATGTTAATATCTATTTGACCCAAACGATCAGTATGGCCTGTTAGATATTTTATATATGAATCAGAAATTTTTAAATCTGGTCTTGCGTCTTTAAGGATAGCTTTTAATTTATCAAAATCACCAACATTCTCTACCAACTCTGAATAATTATCTTCCATTTCTTCTTGAATGTCTTGTAATCGAACTCTTTGATCTTTTGTTATTTCTTTACCCACCATATCATTTAATTCTTTAAACCATTTAGTATGTTTAGACTCATAGCCGGTAACTTTTTTAACTTCTTGATTAATTAAAGGATCTTCATAGACAAGAGAATTTATTTTGTTAACATTTGAATTTTTAAATAACTTTGGAAATTTATCAGTTTCTTTTATTGAAACAGTGTGTCCTATATCATCTATTACATAACGTGGTGCTATTTGTAGACCAAGTTTTAAATCTTCTTCTTTTAAAAGAGAATTAACTCTACTTTTAGTAGTATTTAATACCGTACTGTAAAGTTCTGGATCTAGTCTATTTTCAACTTTTAGTCTTTCTGTTGAAGATAATGTCTCTCCTTTTACCTTTTTACCTTTATTCTTTTTAGTCAACTCATTTACAACATCAGAGAAGTTATATGTCTTGTACCTTTTACCAGGCACCTCTTTACTTTTTATATCTAGTTTATTTAACTCTTGAATAAAAACATCTCGTTCGCTTTTGTCTTTAAAATAAAAATCTAAGACATTAGCAATATTTTGTGCAGACATGTATTCGTTTTTATTTTCTTTAGTTAGAAAATCTTTAAAATAATTTTGATCTCTTTTTACTTCAGTGGTTGCATCAATATAACGAATTGGATTTTCTGGAATTTCCGTAGTTATCATCTCCTCAGCGACAGTACTAATTTTTCCAGTTTTTCTATCTTCACCCGCAGTTGTTCTGAGTCTAATACCTCTTATTTTTTCTCTACTTTCATTAAGAGATTTAGCAGCAGCTGATTCATTACCACCAAAATGGGTATTTTTATATTCTTCAAAAACTTTTAAAAATTCTTTATCTTTTGTTCTATCTTTTTTAGTAGATGTTCCAATAAAGTCTGCTCCTTTATAAGGTTCAATTGCCTCAAGTTTTTTCTTTACTTCTTTTTTATCTTTAGCCAAATTAAGAATAATTGGTTTGTTAAATTCATCTCTATCTAAACCTTCACCAAAACCTGGAAGTCTGGGTATTTCTACAGGGGGACTAACTGATGGTTCTTCTTTTTTTATTTCAGGTCTTGGAGTGCCTGTGGAAATAGTGCCTTGATCTATAGGTTTTTTTTCTCCTGGTTTTAATAATTCTCTAAATCTTTCTTTTTCTTTTTCTATTGCATCTGCATCGGGGCGAAAAACTAATCCTTCTCCTGTTTCTGCAATAGCTTTATTTATAATTTCTTCTCGGGGAGGTGTTCTATCTCGCAAAGCTAAAGTTGTTGCAGCTGCTCCAGCTCCTACTTCTGGTAACCACTCTAACATCTCTCTTCCACGGGGAGCTTTTAATGTTCTATTTGGTCCTGTAGCTCCTCTAAACCATGGAGCACTTGCAAGAGCAGTTCCTGCTCTTAAACCAACTCTTCCGCCCACATTATATCCTTTTGCTAACTCTTCTTCAGAAATTCCTACTTCTTTCATTTTGCCTTGAAGCAATTGAATTGCATAATCAGGTTCAATAGCTCCGGCTCGTAAATAAGTTTTTAATTTATCAACGTATAATTTTATTTGTGGAATTTTTGGTTTAGGTTTTGGAAGAACTTCTCCACCATTTGAAAATTTTTGACGCGTAAGATGCGCCATCATTTGATTGTAATGAGCGATCTTCAATTTAAACTCCTAGTATGCCTGCTAATCCTCCAGATTGCACACCTGCTCTCGCCGATTCATACTCCATGTTATACCAGTCATCAATACTTAACAGTTTTTCCGGAGCGCTATTCAAAGTGTTAATTTTGTAACTTTCATATTCAGTTAAAACATGCTCAGGATAACCGGCAGCCATTCTCATATCTTCTCTACCTCTTCCTTGAGCTGTACCCATTTCATTGAAATAGAACTCTTTAATTTCTTCAAGACTATTGGGCTTACGACGTCTTTTTCTAATGAATTCTTTTACAACTTCTTCAATTGTAATTTCAGGTCTGATCCCTGAAGCCAGTTGCTCGATACCTGACTCTTGTTTTACCTGGGGACCTCTTGGAATTCCTTGATCCATCATAATCTCCTTGGTGTTTTCATATTCATCCCAGGAAACAGGAGCATCATTAGGATCTGTCCAGTCAAAATCATTTCTCCAATCGTTAGGATCTCTAGCCATTAATAATACGTCCTTTGCGTTTTAGGTAGTTTTTCATCCTGATAATCTTCTGGGTGTTGAATTAAACCACCTTGTCTAAATCTCATCACAGCTTGTGTCATACTATCGACCAAGTCGTCGTGATCACCGTAAGGAAACGCTGCACATTCTTCTATGACTTCTTGAGCAAACTCCATTTCTTTGGGCGCCCATATTCGGCCACTCTCAAACAGAGGTGATACCGAGTTTACTCTAGTATGTTTATCGTTTCCTCTACTAGGTGTGAAATTTATAACAGGTATTCCCATTTTCCGCAACTCATAAGTTAATGGGAGCCCTGATGCCTTACTCTCGATTATAACCGTCTCAGGTTGCCAATACCCATATTGCTCTAGGGCAATTCTTCTTAGCTCCGGGAATTCATATCTTCCTTTTAATGCATCTACTAATATTAATTGAGGAGGAGAATCTTCATCGGGAGTAAAAACTCCCCACGTGGTAATAGCAGAAAAGTCAGCAGTTTCTTTTTTCATAAAAGCTGTATCGTAAGACTGAATAACATGTTGTAAGTTAGGAAGATCTTCTGGCTCCCAATTTTTCCACCACTCTCTTTTGATTAAAGCACCTTCTTCTGATGTAGGGTTTTGCATATACTGCGCATTCCACTTCGACATGGGAATAGAAGCTTTAACGCCTTCTAAATCCTTCAACTCCCAGTATTCAGGCCACACGGGTTTACCGGAAGGTAAAATGGCAGGGAACTCTATAACTTCCCATTGATCAGCTTTAACTTCTTTTTGTGCATTAATTAATCTTCCTGTTAAATCTTTTTCGTTCCATCTAGTCATAATCACAACAATAGCTCCACCTGGTTGAAGACGTTGACGTGGACCTGAAGTATACCACTCATAGGTTCTCTCTAAAGCTTGGGAATTCATTGCATCTTGTTCAGAATGTGGGTCATCAATAATTAATAAATCGGCACCCCTTCCAGTAATTGCTGATCCAACACCAGCTGCATAGTATTCACCCCCTTGGGCTGTCTCCCATTTTCCGGCAGCTTGAGAATCTTCTCTTAAACGAGTTTGAAAAACTTCTTTGTATTCATCGGAATCCATTAAGGCTTTTGCTTTACGACCAAATCTTACCGATAGTTCCGTTGTATTGGTAGATTGTATAATTTTTAATTTAGGATTCTTTCCCACCATCCATGCCGGCAAAAGATAAGAACCAAATTCAGATTTAGTATGTCTAGGAGGCATGTTAATAATGAGTCTCTTAATTTTTCCTTCAGCAAGTCTATTAAATTTTTCGGAAATTTTTTTGTGATGGGACCCCTCTATAAAATCTGGCCACACATGTTTAACAAAATCTAAAAAATCTGAACGTATATTAGATTCCTTAGTTTTTTGATCATGTTTATTCATCAATAGGGAAAACTCCCGTCTAATATCGGCGGGTAGTTTATGAAAATTTTTTATAATTTTGTCTTTGTCTAGGTTCATTAGGAGTCCCAGTAAGTATTTTATAGCTGTATTTGTCTAAATCAAGGTCTAAAGTCAAAACTTTGGGACCCCTTTTTAAATTTAAAAAAAAATCCTTGAAAGACTTTGAAAATTCAACCTGGGCTTGGTACCTCTTTCGTTCCCTGTTTGTTGGCGCCCTGATCCCTGGCGCGCCCAAAATGGGTCAAAAAAAACCTAAAATGGGCGACCCAAAATGGGTTAAAAAAAACCCAAAATGGGCATAGTGTTTACTATTATTGTTGACACTATATCTTGCGAGTGTGGCGGCATCTAAACAAGTAGCCGCCACAACCTATGGTTGATTGTTAGTCTAGTAATACCGTGTATTGTTTAGGAAAGTATTTAATGAACCAATCCAATCCCTTGCGATGGTTATCCCAATCCTGTGTTTGTTCACTGCCCAT